GAACATCAAGTTTTAAGAAAAGGAGGGCACTATGCCGACTGTAACTGATACAAACAAAATCGAATACGGCCTGTCTCAGGCCTTTTTTGCACCGCTGACCAAAACGGTAGGAACAGACGGATCCGTAACCTACAACTACGAAACACCTGTTTCTCTGGTAGGTATTCAGTCTCTGACTGCTGAACCGCAGGGTGAAAGTAACACATTCTATGCCGACGACATTGCTTATTTCACAACCACCACGAACAACGGATATACCGGAGAACTGACATTCATTCGAATGACTGACCAGATCCGGACGCTGCTGTTCAAAGATGAGGTTGACGAAACCACCGGCCTGCTGGTTGAACGCGCAGACCTGCTGCCCAACGAGGGAGCGCTGCTGTTCCAGTGCCGTGGCGATGCGAAGAACCAACGTCATGTGATGTATGACGTTACATTCTCCCGCGGAAGCGAAGAGCGGAACACCAAAGGTGAGTCCATCGAACCGACTACAGCCACCATTTCCTACACCGCGATTCCCATTGAGCACAATGGAAAGCAGATCACAAAGGCAAAGGCACCTCAGGGAGCCGCTTCTTATGACACATTCTTTGGAGCAGTGAAGCTGCCTTCTACCCCTGCAGCGTAAAACCGAGCCGGATGATCCGGCTCTTCTTTTGTATTGAGATAAGGAGACAGACATGAGATTCAACATCATGATCGATGGAAAACAGGTTCCGGCCAGATATACAGGCAAGACTGCCAGACTGTACCGCGAGCAGTTCAGGAAAGACATCTTTGAAACACTAGCTGATATTTCTGCAGCCTTCCTGCCGGCTGTGGCGGATGTTCAGAACATCCAGGGGATGGACATTGAAAACCCTGCAGTACTTGCCGGTGTATCGCTGAAAGCTATCGGTTCGAAAAATCTGGAAGAACTCAGCTGGGCAGCCGTTGCCGCCGAGAACCCGTCTACACCACTTCCTGAGGAATGGTTGGATGGCATTGAAGATTACCAGACATTCCTGTACAACGCCACAATGGTATATCACCACATGGTGGGTAATGTTCCCCTGGTGGAAGCTGAAGACAAAACGGAGGAAGACGAAGATAAAAAAAGTAGTCCCCTTCAGTACTGTAGTCGTTATTGCTCGACAGGCCGGATATTCCCTGTCTGAAATCGACGACATGGACCCGGGATATCTGGTAGACCTTCTCACTGCACAGGCAAACATGAACAAGAGGGCACGAGAAGCCGAGAAAAAACCGAAAGTCCGTAAGGCAACACAAGCAGACTTTGACGCATTCTAGGGAGGGAAAGACATGGCCTTTGACACAAAAGGTATAACAATTGAAATCAATGGTGACGGGTCAGGTTTTGAGAAAACCCTCCGCAAGATAAAGGCAGAGACACAGGGCCTGGACAAGGAGATGAGCAAAGTCGGCCGGGCCATGAAGTCCAGCTTCAACAGCAAGGACACCGGAATCGAGCTGTTCATCCAGAAGCAGGGATTGCTGCAGTCCAAGTATGCGAACCTTGTAAAGCAGGAACATGCCTACAAACAGGCGCTGGAAGCCACCAAAGCAAGCTATCAGGAAAACCTGGTGGCATTCGGCGAATATGACGAGCGGACCAAATCGGCTGCACAGAACGTTCAGTATCTTGAGTCCGAGCTGGCTGTGCTTCACAGTCGGATGGATGCGGTGCGAGAGTCTGTTCTGACCTGCGGAACAAGCATGATGACTTTCCATCAGCACCTGGGGAATGTTGCAACCGCGGCAGGAAAAGCGTATGAAGCTCTGAAGCCGATTTCACTGATCAGTGCAGGGGTCATTGCTGCAGCTACAGCCCAGACCATTAAATTTGAAGACGCCTGGGTCGGCGTCACAAAGACAGTTGATGGTACTCCCCAGCAGATGGAAGCCCTGAACGCCGGTCTGAAAGACCTTGCTCTCAACACTGCGTCAAGCTATGAAACATTGGCCGGATTTGCTGAGCTTGGCGGTCAGATGGGCGTTGCCACCGATTCCATGCTCGAGTTCACAAAGACTGTGGCTATGCTGGGAGACACAACCAACATTGCCGGTGAGGAAGCAGCACAGTCCCTTGCTCAGATTGCCAATATCATGGTGGATGCAGGAGACAGAACAGCCGATTACTACTCCCGGTTTGGTTCTACGGTGGTTGACCTGGGAAACAACTTTGCCACTACGGAGGCTGACATCGTAGAGATGACACAACGGCTGGCTACAGCTGGCAGACAGGTCGGCATGAGTACCCCGCAGGTCATGGCACTGGCTACCGCTCTTGGATCCATGGGCATCAAAGCGGCTGAAGGCGGCGGATCTATGTCTAAGCTCATCAAGCAGATTCAGCAGTCCGTCTCACAGGGCGGCGAAGGATTGGAAGCTTTTGCCGAGACTGCCGGAATGAGCGCTGAGCAGTTTGCCAAAGCATGGCGGGATGATGCCGGTACAGCTTTTGCCAAATTCCTGGAAGGCATAGGCAAAAGCGGTGATGTGACCGGTAAGCTGGCTGAGCTGGGCATTGAAGAGATTCGTATGTCCAACGCCACTGGTGCGCTGGCGCAGTCCACGGACCTGTACACCGACGCTCTGGCAAGGGCAGACAGCGCATGGGAATCCAATACTGCCATGATGGCCGAAGCTGAAAAGCGGTACGGAACTACCAAAACAGCTCTGCTGCAGGCGCTGGAAGCCATCAAGCAGGCAGGTGCGAGTCTGGGAGAGTCCTTTGCACCGGCTCTGAAAGACGTTGCCTTCATGGTCAAAGATGCAGCCAAGTGGTTCTCTGAACTGCCGAAGCCTGTAAAGGATACGGTGGCAAAGATGCTGCTGTTAGGAGCTGCAGCAGCTCCGGCAGCTAAAGGGATTTCTCTGGTCGCTTCTGGAGGCCAGAAGGTCATTGAAAGCCTGTTTGGCTTGAGCGGGACTGCCGGCAAGATAGCCAAGATTTTTGGTCAGACAGAAAAAGCAACAGCCAGAACAGCTGCTGCCATGGGCGGTTATGCAAAAGAGGCTCTGACAGCTGCGGCAGCAAATGGAGAAGCTACAGTCAGCTGGGCTGGATTGTTGGGTCCGGCAGGATCATATCTTGCTATTCTGGGCGCAATGGGATCGGCTCTGGGTATTGCTGTGGCGGCAGGAAATGCCTGGAAAGATAACATCATAGAGCAGAAGAGAGAGACAGACGCAATCTATGACGCAAATTGTCGCCTGATTGATTCATCCCGTGAGTATTCGAACTCCGCCAAAGAGCACACGGAAGCAGCAAAAGACACGGCTGTAGAGTATAAGAAAAACGCAGAATATGCTTCATATCTGACGGACACAATTACTAATCTGACGTCCAGAGAAAACCTGAGTTCCGTTGAAAAGCAGCGTCTTAAATCTGCGGTCGAAGAATTGAATCGCATTTACCCAGAACTGGGATGGTCATATGACGAAGCCACAGGGAAAATCAAGGACGAAACCGGGGCCCTGGTAGACAACACGGACAAAATCAGGGAAAACGTGGCGGCGGCAGAAGAGGCGGCAAGACAAAAAGCACTTGCGAAGGCCTTTGAAGAAACATCAGCGGCTGCCATAGAGCAGAAGATGGCGTATGATGCTGCTTCTCAATCGCTGACATATGCAAACGGCGAAGTCACTAGACTGACCAAAGAATATGCAGCCATGACCAAAGGCACGGCAGAGAGCGAAGCCAAATCCAGAGAGCTGGAAGCAGCCACGGATTTACAGGCGCAGGCTCAGCAGCGTATGAACGAACTCCAGATCGACGGCGTGGAAGCCAACAAGATGTATCTGGAGGCTCTTATGCAGCTGGATGGAGGATTGGACACCATTGGTCCCTCCATGCAGGCCAAATATGAAGAGATGATCCATGCATCGACAGAGGCGGGTATCCAGATTCCGCAAAAGCTATCTGAAGGGATTCAAAACGGTTCCGAGCAGCCACAGGCCGCATTGCAGTACATGGCGAATCTTGAAGTTCTCAATGGTATGGTGGACTCTTCCGGAATGATTGGCGGAGCTATCCCTGTATCCGTTGCTAACGGTATATTGGCGAATTGCGGTTCTGTGCAGGAAGCCAGTTTTGCATTGAGCAATCTTGTGGAGTTTTCTCAGGCTGTAGTCAACGCTAATCTGGCAGGCAAGGAAATTCCTGCCGGGCTGATTGAAGGTATCGCTTCCGGAGCTATTGGTGTTGACGAGGCCGTAAAAGCACTGGGAAACGGATCTGTAGAAAACCTGCTTAGGCAGGCGGAGTACAGCGCTGCCGGTAAATCGAATGCTGACGCTTACTCTACATCGCAAGCTCAGGGAGTTAAGCAAGGGTCTGACCAGGCGGCTTCTGCCGGGGCATCAGCATTTAATAGTGGAAAAATTTCCAATGCTGCCGGCAAAGAAGGTCAGCAGGCTTCGACGAAGTACAACACCGGGATCAATACGATGCCTGGGAAAACAGGCACAGTTTTGTCTGACACTGCTTCGCGATTTGGCGGTTCTTCCGTTCCTGGGGCGGCTGGCACGATGGGATCCAGCGCTACATCTGCTTTCCAGCGGAACATTTCCGGTATCCCCTCTGCAGCTCAAACAGCTTACAACGATGCCAAATTCTGGATTGACCAAATTCAGTCTTTGACCCGCCAGAGTTTCACTGTCAAAGTCACCAAGGAAGTCAAGACGGTCGAGATCAAAGGCGACAGGACCGTGAGAGCAAACTCACCATTGTTCCATGTGATGAGTCTGGCAAATCCAGCCGGGCTTTTTGCTTCAGCTTCCGCTGATCCTGTAGCAAACGAGTCCAACATGGGGTATGCAGCACGCAATGCTGTCAATCCGACAACGGCGGCTCTGCAGTCCGCAATCGACTCACAGCGAGGCGTCATGGCTGGAAATCAGATGCAGATAGCAAATCTCAGCAGGAAGATGGACTCCTTAATGGAAAGGCTTACTGCAGTTGATTTTGACGGGTATCTTTCCACCATCGCGAAGAACACGGCAGACACGCAGATCGTGATGGACAGACGGACAGTTGGAAAGCTCGTTGCATCGGATGTTGCCAAAGCGAACGACCTTGACGCTTCCGTCCGGAAGAAACTGGCAGGAGGGTAGAATGCTGAACATCAAATTTGATGGCAAATGGCTCGAAGCTCAGGTGCCTGGATTCCAGGTGATTTCAGTCTCTGGCCGTGAGCTGATGTCCTATGACGTAAATGAAAAGAAAATACCAGGAATCGACGGAGCTAGTTACACTGGCTCCGAAATCGGTTCCAGAGACATTGAAGTGACTTATCGGTTGTGCGCTCCAATGCTGGAAGCCAGACAGATCAGGATGAACAAACTGAACAGTCTCCTTAAAGCCCGGGAAGCACAGCTCATCTTTGCTGATGAATTAGACAAGTATTACATCGCATCCAGTGCAGAAGCAGACGGAAGCAAGATTGTGTTCCATTGTGCAGACCCCTTCAAGTACTCCGTGGTGGAGAAGTCCATCCCCATCACGGGCAATACTCTCACCATCACTAACAACGGAACGGTGTCGGCATCGGTCCGGTACGAAATCAAACTGAACAAGGAAAACGGGTATCTCGGCATTGCCAGCGAATACGGAGCCATGGAGTTTGGGAAACGTGAGGAAGCCAACGGGCAGACTTATCAGCAGACGGAATACCTGGCCGGCTTGCCTGATTTCATTGCCGCTGCAGATGACAAGACATCCAAAGATGCCATGCATCCGACATACGGCACAAAAGGTACACTGACAACCCGCAGTTATAGCGGAAGGACCTATCTCACGCTGGGTTCCGTTGGAACTCTTGTGGGCAATGCCAATGGAGGGATGCGGACGGTCAATCTCAAGCCTGACTCCAATGGGAACGCCACAGCTGCCAACTGGGACATCTACATGCATCTGATCATGTGGGCGTCTGCCATGGGGCAGACCGGGGAGATGAGCGTCAGCGTTGTGACAGCTGACGGAAAGCTCATTGCCGGGTGCAACTGGTTCAAAACGGACATGTCCGGCAACACCGGAGCCTATGAGATCATCGTCTACAACCCGGACGGCAAAGACAACGACCCCATGAAAGGCCGAATCCTGCAGACCTGGACCTATCAGACTGACCACAGGCACGAACTGAACCCGTGGTATGGCGACTGGGGACACTGCATGATGCGAAAAGAGGGCAGCAAATTCACATTCTTCTACTGGGGTGGATACCATACCTTCATCGTTCCGGAAGCCGCAAATCTCGTTGCGTCCAAGATACAGATATCCTGCAAGGCATGGAGAGCCAGCAACGGAAAGAATCTGTACATTCATGGATTTGATGTGTTCGATTTCCGGAAAATGGGAGTCAGCAAGTGGAAAGATGTTCCTAACCGCTTCCGGCCTAACTCCACACTGACCATCGACGGTGAGACAACCCAGTTCCTGGTCAATGGGATGTGGAAGCCGGAAGAAGAGGTGCTGGGCACGGAGTACTTCAAGGTGCCGCCCGGGGATACTGAAGTCAAGCTGGTGACTTCCAGCTGGTACACAGGAACACTGACCGGCACTGCTTACATTAGAGAAAGGTGGCTTTAAATGACTCCAAGGATCGCGATATTGAACTGCAGGGATACTCCCCTGGGCTTTCTTGACAACTCACAGCCGGGAGCCATGCACTACTACGATGATTGTCTGCACAGGTACCTGTCTGGTAATGCATACACCTTTACGTTCAAAGTGCTGTCCTCGCAGGACCCGAAAGAGCTGCTGCAGGTAGGCAACAAACTGTCTTTCCGGCACCCGGAGCTGGGCAGCTTTTACCTCAACATCACCACTGTTGAACGTGACCGGGATGAGACGGAAGTCACCGCAATGGGGCTTACCTTTGAGCTGCTTAATGAAGAGATAGCCGCAACCAAGCTGGACACGGCCAAATCCTTCATGGGCTATCTGGATCACTGGGGATTCGAACGGGAAAAGCTCAAGGTCGGCCTGAATGAAGTCAGCGACAAGAGCATCAAGAACGAATGGTCAGGGAACGAGACAGTGCTCAAGCGCCTTTTTTCTTTGGCCACTGTCTTTGATGCGGAGCTTGAGTTTATCCCATACCTGAACGAAGATTTCTCCCTGAACACCCTGGTCATGAATGTATACCGCTCAGACCATGGCATGGGCCACGACAAGCGGGACATAACTCTGCGCTACTCCGATGGCATCGAAGGCATCACCAAGACCTCTGATATCTCTGAGCTCATCACTGCCATCCGGCCAACAGGCAAGGATGGAATGACACTTGCTGGGTACACCAGAGCAAAGGAATCAGACGGATGCTACCTGAGCAACTCTGACATCCGAAGCCCGTCAGCCAGGGACCGTTTCCCTTCACAGGTGGCGGACAAGGACGACAACTATATCGTGGGAATGTGGTCCTGCGATGTTGACAGCAAGGAGATGCTTTACGGTCGTGCCCTGGCAGAGCTGAGAAAGCGGTCAGTACCGAAGCTGACTTATGACATTGACGGCTACATTGACGTTGCCATCGGTGACCGGGTGACCATCGAAGACGATCAGTTCATTCCGAAGCTGTATGTTCAGTGCCGGGTCGTGGAGCAGGAAGTCAGCTTCACGGATCCCACGAAGAACAAGACCACATTCGACAACTTCACGGAGGTTTCCAGTCAGCTGTCCAGCTCCATCATCAGCCAAATGAATGCACTGATCGAGAAGTACAAGCAGTACCAGTGCGGCATCGCATCCAGCTCCGGCACCAGCTTCAAGAACGGACAGGGAGAGACCACACTGACAGCCATTGTCAGAGATGGGGCGGCGGATGTGACGGATAAGTTTGAGATCCGCTGGTTCAAGAATGGAACCAGAGTAGGCACAGGCAAGTCACTGACGGTCTCCAGCACAGACTTTGGCCAGACAGCGGCCTACAGGTTCGAAGCCTGGAAGGACGGACAGCTGCACGGACAGTATGAGCTGACAACCGTCAATGTGGTTGATGGAGCTGACGGCATTTCCAATTACCTTCACATCCGGTATTCGGATGATGGAGGCAGGACCTTCACAGGCAATAACGGGAAGAACCCGGGCAAGTGGATTGGCCAGTATCATGACCCCAACCCTGTTGATTCTCCGGATCCAGCAGATTACACCTGGGTGAAGATCGCAGGGGAAGACGGCGCTGACGGTATGACCCAGAAACTGGTGAGCCTGACCAATGAATACTACCTGTCCACCTCCGACACGGAACGGACAGGCGGCTCCTGGGACGCAGGCTATCCAGACTACGAACAGGGAAAATTCCTCTGGGTCCGCATCAAAGCGGTATACGAAACACCAGACGCTATTGCCTATTCCGCTCCGGAGCTTGATAAGGCGTGGCTCAATGCAGGCAAGGCCATCACAGCTGCTGACACAGCCGCACAGAGCGCTGCTGACGCATCTCAGGCAGCTCAGGATGCAGTAAGTCAGGCCAATGCGGCAAAGGCCACAGCGGACTCTGTGGCGGCTGAGATAGCCCCCATCAAGACCGGTGTGCAGGAAGCCAAGGATGCGGCTGCTGATGCAAAAAAGGAAATCGCTGATAAGACACAGCAGATGCTGCTGGACATTGGTGATACCTACGCAACCAAAAACGAAGTGACCACTCTGGAAGGTGACCTGCAGGCACAGATCACTGCCAACGCCACAGAGATTGCCAGCAAGGTTTCGCAGACAGAGTACCAGCAGAATCAGCAGGACATTGACGATACTCTTGCCAGTCTGAACAGTGACCTGACAGCAGCACAAGGCACCCTGTCCTCTCTGCAGTCCAGTCAGTCCGAAGCAGCACAGAAGCTGGCCAAGGCAGAGGCGGATTTGAAAGCTGCACAGGATGCTGTGGCTGACCTGGAAGCAGACGCAGCTACCACATCGACGCAGCTCAAAGCTGCGCAGGATGCAGTTGCCAAAGCGCAGACAGCGGTGGACAAAGCCCAGGCTGACGTTGATGCGGCCAACACGGAGATCGGCAAGGTCAAGAACGACATCAGCGATATCCAGGGGGATATTACGAATCTGACCAGCCGGGTCACATCCGCAGAGACATCCATCACGCAGAATGCGCAGGCTATCGCTCTAAGGGCCACGAAGACGGAAGTCAGCACTGCAGTGCAGGGCGCCAAAGATTATGCTGATGCACAAATCAAAGTTGAGGCTGACAAAATTGCCAGTGATGTGTCCAAAGTCAGCACGAAGGTGGACGGACTGACGCAGCAGAAGGTGGAGCGATACTACTACCTCTCAACGTCTGAGACTTCCTGCACGGGCGGAACGTGGTCCACCACGAAGCCGGCAGAGGCGGCTGGCAAGTACGTCTGGACCAAAGACAAGATCACTTACGTCGGAGGCTCCAGTGTTGAGACAGCGCCTGTCAGACAGACCGGCAGCACTGGGGGAGCTGGAAAAGATGGCACATCCGTGACAGTCTCCAGCCAGCAGATCATCTATCAGGCCTCTTCCTCCGGCACCACAGTACCCACAGGGACGTGGTCCGCTACTATCCCTAGCGTCTCGGCTGGACAGTACCTGTGGACCAAGACCGTTGTGAATTACTCAGACGGAAAAAGCACCACAGCCTACTCAGTCGCCAGACAGGGGAGCAACGGTACGAATGGGACCAATGGAACATCCGTGACTGTGTCAAGTCAGTCAGTGACCTACCAGAAAAGCACCAGCGGCACCACACCGCCTACGGGTACGTGGAGTAGCTCCATTCCGACAACCTCTGCCGGTGAATACCTGTGGACCCGGACAGTGGTCACTTACTCAGATGGTAAATCAGTTACAAGCTACTCCGTGGCCCGTCACGGACTGACAGGCGGAAAAGGAGACAAAGGCGACAAGGGAAATGCTGGTCAGGATACCATCAGCATTGAGATCGCACAGTCTTGGTCTGCTGATACTTGTACGCTGACAGCCACTGTCTTCCGGGGTCCACAGCAGCTTACAGATACACAGGTGACTGCTCTCGGTACGCTCAAGTGGTACAAGGAGTCAACGGCATTAGGCACTGGCAAACAGCTTGTGCGGACCCTGACAGGCCGGGAAGCCATTGAGTGCAGGCTGGAATCTGGAAGCTCCAGTATCCTTGCCCGGCGGTGCGTGACGGTGGATAAAGACCTGGAACCAGTCATCACAGAAGGTCTTGGGACAGCACAATCAGAACGTCTAGAAATGGAAAGTCAGCTCAGCAGTCAGATCCAGCAATCTGTTGAGTCCATAACCCAGACAGTGCATGAAGAGGTGTACCTCAAGGGGGATGTGGACCGGATGCTGTCATCTGTATCCACGACGTTGCAGCAGGACAAAGAATCTGTTCAGATCCTGTTCAATCGGCTGTCTGCCCAGCTGTCAGCGGATGGCGCAGCTACTGATGCTCAGTTCCAGGAACTGAGAAAGTACATCAGATTTGTTGATGGCAACGTGGAAATCGGCAACTCCGCCAGTCCCATCCAGCTGAAAGTGATGAATGACCGCATCAGCTTCCAGCAGGCAGGGACTGAGGTGGCATACTTCAGCAACAAGCAGCTGTATGTCACGGATGGCAACTTCATCAACTCTCTGAGAGTCGGAAAGTTCGCATTCGTCCCCCGAGCTAACGGCTCTATCGACTTCAAGAAAGTAGGTTAAGTAGAAAGTAGGTTAAGTAATGGCTTATGGAGCATGGGCCGGCCAGCGCTGGAGGACAGTCTGGAATAACGGCTACTATCGGGTTGATGTCCTCTGGGACTACTGTCAGGACATCGCAAACAACAAGACGATGGTCGCACTGTGTTCCCAGCGGTGTACCTCGCTTAATGGTTACTACAGCTTCGTTTACACAGCGACTGAGGTTGGCTTCGGTGACTTCAACGGCACAAAGCATGGCACGACTGCCAGTGTCAGCGTTCCCGGTGGCGGCAGTCACACAGTCAATCTGTCTCATCTGCATTGCGAGGTGTCCCATAACGCCGATGGAACATGGAACAACAATCTGTGTGGATGGTGGCGTTACAACGTCCCGCTTGGCGGGCAGAACCACAGCCCCAACATCGGATGGACCGCCTTCGGGGGACTGGGGGACACGATCCCGACCATTCCCAGGGCGACGACTCCAACGCTGTCTGCGGGCACAGTTGCAATGGGCAGCGCTGTCACCATCAACCTGCCCCGGGCATCGACCGTATTTACTCATGTCGTTACGTACAGGTTTGGTTCTGCTTCTGGCACGATCAGCAGCAACGCTACTACATCCTACAGCTGGACACCTCCGGTCACTCTGGCACAGCAAATCAAATCATCCACATCCGGTGTTGGCACCATTACGGTGCAGACCAAAAACGGCAGCACAGTCATCGGGACCAAAACCATCAACATCACGCTGACGGTCCCTGCATCTGTGGTGCCGACTATCTCAGCACACACAGCGGTGGAGGCAACGGCAAATCTGGCATCGAAGTTCGGGGCACTGGTGCAGTCCAAGTCGACACTCAAGGTGACAACCACGGCAGCCGGTGCACAAGGCAGCACCATCACGGCTTACAAGACAGAGGTTGACGGCCGGTCCTACACAGGTAGCCCCTGTACTACGGCAGCGCTGTCCAGATCTGGAACTGTTGCAGTTAAGACGACTGTGACAGACTCCCGGGGACGGACGGCAAGCCACACAGTGAATGTGACTGTGGTTGCCTACAGTCCGCCGCAGATTTCGGTATCAAATGTTGCAAGGACAAGCGATGAAGCAACGACCGGGACGTGCACTTACAATTACTCCATTTCTTCTGTCGGTAGCAAAAACGACAAGGCGTTCTATATCCAGTACCTTTCCGGAAGCACATGGACCGACATCGTCCGCATGTCCACCGACTACTCAAAATCAGGCTCCCAGACAACGGGGGCTATTTTTGGTGTGGATGCAACGACAAAAGTGCGGTTTGTGGCACAGGACTACTTCACGACGGTTTCAATTGAAAAGGAAGTCGGGCCGACATTCACGCTGATGAATGTGGGGGCTGGGGGCAAGAGTCTTGCGATTGGGATGTTGTCCAGTAACAACGGAACGTTTGAAACTGGGCTTCCTTTTGTGTCAGGCGGTGTCAGATATACGGCGAAAAAATTCATCGCTACAGCAAACGCACCCCAGTGGCTTAAAGTTTGTACACTTAAAAATACCAGCGACTCCGACAGTGCTTTTGTTCATGTGTATACCGGAGCCGGATGGAATGCCCGCGCAAACCAGCAGACAGAAGTTGAAATTTTTGTCAAAGACTCATGGCAATCATCGCACTCAACGACCGATGCTTTTGGTGGCTCTTACAACGTTGTCGGAACCTATCACCCAGGGATTCAGGTCAAGATCATCGCGCTTTCTGCATCCTCCTGTGAGATATGGCTGCATCTGCCATGGGCCTATTCTTCTGGCTTTTTCACAATTGAATCGCAGTGTGAAGTAGAAGTTGAAGGCAAGTGTCATACAGATGCACCAACGGGAGCAAATCAGACGATGGGAAATCTAACGCCCGACAACCGAGGGTACCCGATTGGTTCTGTCAAAATCACGTACAATAGCGTGAACCCATCTGCAAACATGGGTGGCACCTGGGTCCAGTTCTCACAGGGGCGTGTCCTGATAGGACAGGGGACTGGGAGTGATGGGTCCACAAGTATGACTTTTGCGGCTGGAAGTGCCGGGGGCCTGTACTCCATCCTGCAAACGGAAGCACAGCAGCCATACAAGAAATGTGTTGATGAAGTCAATCAGGATTATGGCCTAATGCTCTCCAACGGGTGTGGATTCTCCCGCCGTGTGGCAGTCACAAGGGGTACTGATCCCGCAAAAACTCCGATAGTCCAGCCTTACCAGACGATATACGCGTGGCGCAGGACGGCTTAAGCTGTCCTTCTCCAGCAATAAATTACCTGATAAGGCGGCACATCGTTCGCCATCCGCGTCTTTCCGTGAAGAACCTGCTGTGCAATAGCACTGGAGCCCTGCCCAGTGGCGGAAAGGTGTGCAGAGTTCGTTGTTCCAGACACGACGTCAGGGGCCTTCCAGGAATAGCTGCTTCCCGTAGCATCCTGCGGCCATTCTGTGTGCGGCGTGTTTACTGATCCGTAAAACTCCCGGAAAAGGATTTTGAATTCGTGGTCATGGATGTACTTGCCACCTGTCCCGCGGGCTCCAAAAGTCATACTTAAGCAGTTCTCCGCCAACAGTAAACAACAGCATACGGCGGCAGGTTATTGTGGGCTTTTGAGCCACCTGTGTTTTCGGTGTTGATGCTATACTGACCGGCCTTTCCGGTCGTTGGATATCCAGCTACACAGTTGTTTGATCCTGCTCCACCACCGCCAACCCAGAGAGGTTTTGAGGCGTGATAGTGGCTTGGCATCTCATCGATCGAAAGCGTGTGTTTGTACTCTCCGCCAGTCCCGGAAGCGCCAAAAGTCATACATACAAACCCGCCAGATGCTCCACGCACTGACGCTTTAACTCCATCTGTGGATGGACATAAAGGTCCATCGTGGTAGTCACATTGGCATGGCCCAGTAGCTGGGAAAGACTCTTGTAATCACAGCCACAGGCAATGCAGTTGGTGGCGAAGGTATGGCGTAGGCAGTGAAATTTCCTGTGTGGGATGCCCAGCTGCCGCAATTGCTGGTTGTACCAGATTCGGTATTTCCCCGGTTCCTGGGGTCGCTTGTTCCCGGTGATGATGTAACAGTCATCGCCTTTTTGCTGCAGGGACAGCAGGTGACATATCCAGCTGTTGAGCGGGATGGTCCTGATGCTTGCCTTGCTTTTGGGCGGGGTGATGGACAGCCTGCTGCCATCAGATTTTGTGTAGGTCCTGATGATCGTCTTGCGGATGTGCAGCACCCGGGCAGTCAGGTCTACATCAGACCACTGGAGAGCGCAAAGCTCCCCGATGCGGATGCCGGTGTGGATCGTGAGCAGGACACCGACGGATTTTGGTGTCTGGCATGATTGGAGATAGTTGACGAGTGCAACCATTTCGGACTGGTTAAATATCTCAATCTCTTTTGGCGGCTCATAAGGCAGCCGGATTTCCCCGATGTGAGGGCAGGTGATTTTGATGACAGTCAGGATGTCTCTGACAAACGATTGTGAAAGGCCTCCGCCGGTCCCACGGTTGCCGGATTCCAGGAGCCGGAGAGCAAAGTCCTGCACGATGTCTGTGGTGACCTCATCCAGCTGGCCAAGATGTGGCAGCAGGTGGTTTTCGACGATGTTTGCATAGCAGGTATAGGTGGAATATTTCTGGTAAGTCCGCTGGTCCGCCAGCCATTTCTTCAAAACTACTTCATATTTCATGGAGGTATCTTAATGAAAATCTATGTCCAAATCGGCGGTGATGGAGCAGTCACCGCCTTTTCCACGTGCTCCACCGCCGATGTGCAGGTGGATGCAGAGGTGACCGGCCCGCTTTATCCGGAAAAAATTTCCGGTTACAAACTGGAGCCGGACAACACTGGTGTCAATCATCTTGTTTTTGATGAGGAGCAGTACAAGGCGCACCTCAAGCAGGAACAGGAAGCGGCTGCCATAGCTGCGGCAGAGACCAAACTCGCCGAGGTAAGCAGGGAAGCGCTGCTGACAGGTGTTGACGATGACACGGCCCTGACGATGGCGCCGCTGTATCCGGAATGGGAACCCGGCACCGAATACAAGACTGGTCAGCGCCTGCGGTTTGGTGACGGCGGATTCGTCAAAGTCCTGCAGGACCACAAGTCACAGGCTGACTGGCTGCCTGATGCGACCCCGTCTCTGTACTCCGTCATTTCTGACCCCGCAATCGAATGGCCGGAGTTCAGGCAGCCGACTGGAGCGCATGATGTCTACAACACAGGTGACAAAGTGACGTTCAAGGGCGAGCACTACACCTGCCAGCGCGATAATGTTGCACACTCCCCGGAAGCACTTCCGGATGCATGGGAAAAGGCCGAATGACACGGCCGGAAAGGAATTTGTTATGAACAAGCTGATGAGTAAAGACTGGTGGGAAAAGGCCACTGTACGGGCTATCAAGACAGCTGCGGAGGCAGCTGTCGCCATGATTGGCACGGGAGCCGTCGGGATCCTGTCTGTGGATTGGATGAACCTGGCATCTGTGACCTGTATGGCAGCTGTCGTTTCTTACCTCATCTCTCTTGGCGGGCTGCCGGAAGTAGACCCGAATGCCTAGCGCTCTTGAATTTCTGAATGCCATCGGGCCTGTGACTGTCACGGGCCTTTTTGGCATCATCCTGTGGCGGCTGCAGGCAGCAGATGCAGACCGGAAAGCCAACCGTGCCAAGTCAGACGAGCGGATGGCCAGAATCGAAGCCAACACCGCGAAGCTGGCGGACCACGACCTGGAACTGGCGACTCTGACAGACATTATGGAAAAGCTCAAAGAGGGCATTGACATGAACGGCGAAGGTTTCAAGGTCATCATGCGATACATGCTGCAACGCTATCATGCCGAGTATATGATCCAGGGCTACATCACCAGCCACCAGCTGACAGAGTTTCTGGAAGCCTATGAAATCTACAAAGCCAAAGGCGGAAATGGAACCGCCAAGGGCTGGAAAGAAGAAGTCTGCGCGCTGCCTGTGCGGGATGACCTGCACCCGGGCAACCCCTACTTAGAAATGCTTACAAAGGAGAAATAAAATGGCACTCACAAAAACCAAAGACGGAAAAACCTATGAACTGCTCAGATTCCCGATGAAGACGATGAACATCACCCAGGGAAACAATGGGCAGTATTCGCACCAGGGCGTTAATGCTCTGGACATTGCAGGCAAAGACACAGGCATTGAGCCTACTTTTGCACCCTGTTCCATGCGCTATAAATGGCATGATTCCGCTGCCAACGGCAACGCGATTTTTTTCGAGTCTACAGCTCCGGTAATGTTCGCGGATGGCACCATTGATTACGCGACATTCATGTTCATCCACGACAACTACATCGGGGACATTCTGGCGCTGGCCAACAAGGGGCATGTCTTTGCTCAGTGGGAAGAGTTTGGCGATGAGGGTACCGCTGGCCGGGCGACAGGGAACCACTGTCATTTTGAAGTTGCCAAGGGACGCTATTCCAGACCGTACGATGGCCCGAACCGGTATGGAGTGTACTGCCTGCATAACTCCATTTCGGCTGACAGGGCTTGTGTGGTGGACGGTGTGACCATCCGCAACGGGAACGGTATGGACTGGAAAAAGGCGTCTCAGGTGTCGACTGGTAAGCAATGGACACGGGACTGCATCCTGAAAGAGGGAGAAAAAACGAAGTCTGTGTCTGTCCAGATCGGGGCGTGGCCTGGAACCAATAACGCCATCAAGAGCGGAAAGGTGTACATCCCGGCTCTCGGCAACGGGATCCCGATGACCAAGGTGACAGAAGCTGGAGATACCAGAGACGGCAAGTGCGACAACTATCTGGCGAACACCAACGCAAAAGTAATTGTTGATGAGTGCACAGTCGAAGCGGTGGATAAGGCGAGAAATAAAGTCATGATCCACGGTGTCTGGGTCAACCCCGACCCACTGATGGGACTTAGATAAACAGGGAGGAATAAGGCAATGAAAAAGGCAATGATCAGTCAGCCTATGGGCGGACTCACAAAAACAGAACTGCTGGAGATTCGGGACAAAGCGAAGGTAGCGCTGGAGGAACAGGGATACGAGGTGCTGGACACGGTGTTTGAGAGCTTTGACTCCTGTGACCTGTGTGATCCAGAACACATCGCGCTGCTGCACCTGGGCAAGAATCTGGAGGCGATGGCGCTCTGTGATGCTGTGTACTTCTGTGACGGCTGGCAGGATAAACGCGGTTGTCGACTTGAGCATCAGGCAGCAAGTGCTTACGGAATCAAGGCGCTTTACGAAAAAGCATAAACAAAACCCCGGGGAAACCCGGGGGCGTTTTTTAATGCCTCACCATTTGAACATCTGCCTCAAATTAACGTCAGTTGGGCAGAGTACATATAAATAGGGTAGAAATCCGAAATCCAACTGTACAACCCCTATCAACTTAATAGTGACAAACTAGTGACAAATGAGGTAAAAAGCCTTTATGTAAAGGGGCAGATTTGAACACAGAAGTCAAGCTC